AAAAAATTGATCCTGAATCACCAGGTGTAGAACAACGACCACTCGCCGATCAAGAAATTGCAGTGCTAGACACCCAGGCCAACTCTGAGCCCGTGCATGACACTGTCAAGTCCGAACAAGAGTTGCAAGCAGCAGCAGTGTTAGATGAACAGCAACGAGCCGAAGCTGCCAATCGTGAAGTGTCCAAGATTGAACGGCCAGAACCGGATCTTGACATTCCTGTTTTGGAAAATGAAGAAATGTGGGCACAGCGTGTGATTGACGAGCAGCCCAAGGAAGAAGCAAAATACCAAGCCGACGATGGCGCATTGACTGCGGAACAAATGGCTCAAGTAAAAGCATTTGTAGAGGACACGCCGCCAGCAGAGGCACCACCTCCTATTGATGAATTTAACACGCCAATTCGTCGTGGCGCAGACTACGCTGTGCGTTACAAGGGCAAGGTTTATAACTTGGATGCTTTCAACAAACTGTATCCCAACATGGCTATTAAGGCCGATAATGAAAAATTAGAAGCTGCCAGTCAATGTGGGTTTGGAGAAAAATTTCCAGACAGCCCCATGAAGGGCGATATGTTTATTAGAACAGATTACTTGCCCGACAGACTATTTAAATGGAATGGCATAAAATGGATCGAAGTAGACAAAAACTCTACTGATAGCTATACTTACAATCAAGCATACATACAGCATTTAATCCAAAAATTAGAAGCTGGCGAGTACGAAATTGAGGATCTAAGTGACGCCGAACAGGCACAGGTTGAACAACAAATTGAAGAAATCTTAAAGAACAAAAATGGATAGTAATTTAATTACACCCCCAGATATATTAGACAATGGATTACACTCTGTAACTTTAGTTGATCCAGAGCAACAGGATGTTGACGCAATAATAAAATTTTGCCAGTATAGTTATGTTCCATTCAACGTATATGTCTACACGCCAAACATGGAAAATCTTGATTGGCTTGACAAAGCAATACAGGCAAGTGATTGTGTTATAATAAACTCAAGAACAAATGATTACATGCAATACTGTTTACTTCCCCAATCATATTATTACGGATCTCAAAATTATCTAGAAAACCCAAGAAAATTAGTTGACCCTTTACACTATTTTGTATCTAAGCTAGAAGCCGCTAAATAATTTTATGAATGAAAAGTCAAAAGTTACAGGTAATATTGTAGTTGTTACAAACGATAATGTAGAAAAAGCTCTACGTAAGTTCAAAAAGAAAGTCTCCGATTCTGGTTTACTGCAAGAACTACGCGAGCGTGAAACCTACGAAAAGCCCACTACACGCAGGAAAAAAGCGCACAATGCTGCTGTTCGTAGATGGAAAAAAAGATTAGCCGACGAACAACTACCAAAAAAATTGTTTTAACAAATAAAATATCATATAATTAGGTATAAATAATTGTGCAAGGTGCTTCGGGCTTTGCATTACACTTGCTTATTAAAGGAGAAAAAATATGAGCACAATCATTGGTATTGATCTTGGCACAACAAACAGTTGTGTTGCAGTAGTAGAAAACGGAATCCCTAAAGTTATTGAAAATTCTGAAGGTGCAAGAACTACACCCAGTATTGTTGCCTATACTTCAGATGAAATTATTGTTGGAGCTTCGGCCAAACGTCAGGCTGTAACCAATCCTAAAAATACCATCTATGCCGCTAAACGACTAATTGGTCGTAAGTTTAAAGAACAGGCAGTTCAAAAAGACATCAACCTAATGCCTTACACCATCGTGGAAAGCGCGAACGGTGATGCTTGGGTAAGTGCAAACGATAAAGATCTAGCACCTCCTCAAATCAGTGCAGAAGTGCTTCGCAAAATGAAAAAGACTGCCGAAGACTATCTTGGACACGAAGTAACACGAGCAGTAATCACAGTACCTGCATATTTTAATGACAGCCAGCGCCAGGCTACCAAAGATGCTGGTGCTATTGCAGGATTAGAGGTTCTGCGTATTATCAATGAGCCGACCGCAGCGGCCTTGGCTTACGGAGTAGACAAAAATGAAAAAGCGGATCGTAAAATTGCTGTTTATGATCTTGGTGGCGGCACCTTTGATATATCTATTATTGACATCGCTGTTGTGGATGGTGATAAACAATTCGAAGTACTTAGCACCAATGGTGACACATTCCTTGGAGGTGAGGACTTTGATCAAAGACTAATGGACTATCTAATTACTGAATTTAAGAAAGATAGCGGCATTGATCTTAGCAAGGATGTAATGGCTCTACAACGCCTAAAAGAAGCAGCAGAAAAGACTAAGATTGAATTAAGTAATAACAATCAAACTGATGTTAACTTACCTTATATTACTGCAGATGCATCAGGTCCTAAACATCTAAATATCAAGATTACAAGAGCCAAATTTGAAAGCCTAGTAGAAGATCTAATTCAACGAAGCATTGAGCCTTGTTGGCAGGCAATGAAAGACGCCGGTGTTACCGCTGCGGATATCGATGAAGTTATTCTAGTTGGTGGCCAGACACGTATGCCCAAGGTACAAGAAGCAGTTGAGCAGTTATTTGGTCGGGCACCACGACGTGATGTTAACCCAGATGAAGCAGTAGCAGTAGGAGCAGCAGTACAGGGTGCTGTGCTAGGCGGCGAACGTAAAGACGTTCTGTTACTTGATGTGACCCCACTAAGCCTAGGTATTGAAACCATGGGCGGAGTGATGACGAAACTGATACAAAAGAATACTACTATTCCAACAAAGAATAGTCAAGTATTCTCCACAGCCGAAGATAATCAGCCTGCGGTTACTATTAAAGTGTATCAAGGCGAACGCGAACTAGTACAACATAATAAATTGTTAGGTGAATTTAATTTGGAAGGCATTGATCCTGCACCAAGAGGCATGCCACAAATTGAAGTCACGCTTGATGTAGATGCAAACGGTATTCTTAAGGTAAGTGCTAAGGATAAAAAGACTGGCAAAGAAAATAAGATTACTATCAAATCTGATTCTGGTCTAAGCAAAGAACAGATTGAAGAAATGATTCGTGATGCTGAAGCTAACGCTGATGCAGATCAAAAGCAACGCGAATTAATTGAAACTCGTAACCAAGCGGATTCTGTAATCCACCGGGTTAAAACTGATTTAAAGGAAGTGGAGGGCAAACTTACTGAAGATCAGACGAAACAAATTAACGATAAAATAAGTGAACTAGAAGAAGCAGTTGCAGGGCCAGACAAAGAAGCAATTACTTCCAAATTGTCAGAGTTGTTTGTGGCCTCAAATGTAATTAATGAAGCAAAGCAGCAGTCAACTACAGCAGAACAGCCTACGCCCAAGGCCGACGATGATGTTATTGACGCTGAGTTTACAGAAAAGAAGTAAAGAATATGCGGTGTAGATGCCCAGTTGGGGTCTACACTCATATATGTCATAACTTGCTTACGGAAAGGAGAACATACTATGACAACATACACAATTAGCACTTTTGATCTACCTACCCTACATCGTCATGCTGTAGGATTTGACCGACTGTTCAACGAACTGGGTCGCACTTTTGCAAACAGCAAGGCTGAAAATTATCCTCCACACAACATTGTTCGCATTGATGACAATCATTATGCAATTCAATTGGCCGTGGCTGGTTTTAGTGAAAGTGAATTGGACATTGAATACAAAGAAAATGTCCTAACTGTAAAAGGCGAACAAAAACAAAAAGACGAGTATGAATATCTCCACCGAGGTATTAGTGCTCGTAATTTTACTCGCCACTTTACACTTGCGGACAATGTAGAAGTTAAAGGTGCTACTGTGATTAATGGCATTTTGGCTATTAGTTTGGAACATATCGTTCCAGAAGAGCAGAAAGCTAAAAAAATAGCCATCACATTTGCAAAATAATACGATAAGTATTATAATAGCAGTAGGGGGCTCGTCCCCCTACTCGAATCTACAAAATTATGAGCAAAACAGATATTGTAGTAAAACCCAAGATTCAAGTAAAAAACAGTGTACAGCCTCCTAGCTTGTACAATGTGGTTTATTTAAATGATAGTGTCACAACAATGGAATTTGTTGTTGAAACACTAAAAAATATTTTCCATCATACCGAAGAAACTGCACATAAAATTACACTAAAAATTCATCAAGAAGGTTCTAGTGTAGTAAGTACATTGCCGTATGAAATTGCCGAACAAAAAGGTGTAGAAGCTACACTACTAGCTCGCAATAATGGATTTCCCCTCAACGTCAAATTAGAACCAGCTACGTAATGATATTCAATAAAATTCGTGAACTTAAGGACAAAGGACTTAAGATTGGAATCACTTTTTCGACTTTTGATATGCTTCACGCCGGACATGTGGCTATGCTGGCTGAGGCTAAGAATCACTGCGACTATCTTATTGCGGGACTGCAAACAGATCCCACAATTGATAGACCAGACACAAAGAATCGACCTGTCCAAAGTATTGTGGAAAGACAAATTCAACTGGCAGCATGCCGTTATGTTGATGAAGTTGTTGTGTACCAGACCGAACAAGATTTGGTAGACTTATTGTTGATTCTTCCATTGGATGTGCGTATACTTGGTGTTGAATACGCTAACAAACCTTTCACTGGCGATAATGAGTGTTACGCTCGTAACATTGAAATAGTTTTTAATGGCAGAGATCATAGTTTCAGTTCCAGCAGTTTGCGTAAACGTGTGGCCGCAGCCGAAGCAGACAAAGCTATTAGGAATCCATAATGGATGTAATGTTAGATCTAGAAACACTGAGCACTAGGCCTTGGTCAGTTATTCTGACCCTTGGTGCAGTGAAATTTGATCCTTGGGTCGATGATGTAGATCAAACAAAAGGGTTGTATGTGCGCCCTGATGTAAATGAACAGTTGACTATGGATAGACACGTTCAAGATGAAACTGTAGCATGGTGGGGCACACAACCAGAAGAAGTGCGCGAGGAGGCACTAGGCGAAGACGGTCGCATCAGTATTAATGACATGTTAGATCAGCTTAATCGTTTTTTAGTTGGTGTGGATAATATTTGGTGCCAAGGGCCTGCCTTTGATATTGTTATTTTGGAAGATCTATATAGACAAGTTGGGCGTCCGACTCCGTGGCAATTTTGGCAAATTAGAGACAGTCGAACATTATTTGGTGTGCATGGCGATCCTAGAGAGAAAAACAGACACGGGGCACACAATGCCTTGATTGACTGTTATTATCAGGCCAGGGCTGTGCAGCATATATACAAAAAAGTAGGAGTACAAAAACGATAATGGACATTATTTTTGATAGACAAGTAGCCGAAGAACTAAGCGATCGCTATACGATACTAGAATTAGAAACTTTTGATGTTGAAGGAAAAACACTAGAAACATTTTGTGTTGTGCCTAGTGACAAGATTCCTGTAGAAGAAGTAGTTAAACTAGATCATTGGAAAAAACTGCACGACACATTCGTACAAGCAAACAAAGAAAAAAATGTTAAACTTTGCAACGATTTGCGTTCTTACCTAAAGGGCAAATGGGGCGGAGAATTGGATGAATTTTATGACATAGTTTGCAGTAGATTCGAAAACAAAGCTGAATAATATTGGTATTTTATCATTGTGCAGCACAATGATATATACTATATGACCAAAATTTTACTTGCCATCTTACTGGCCTTGGCCGCTGCGGCAGCTATAGCTGACCCAAGACCAAGACAGATACGTATGATGTGTGGCAGTTTTGAAGATGCAGAAATTACCACACAAAGATACGGCGAAAAACTAATTATGGCCACCCAAAGCCCTAATGAACAAGTAGTTAATTTAGTATATGCCAATTTTGAAACAGAAACCACCAGTTGGTTTATACATGATTTACAAACAGATGAGTATTGTATGATGGGAGTAGGGAAAAGAATTTACATACCCGATACTAGTCCATTAAAAGAAAACTCAAAATTTGGAACTAGAATAATTTACAAATAACCTGGAAATTTCCAGGTTTTTTTGTGAGCAAGCAAGGAGAAGTACTATGAGTTGGTTCGCACATCGCCCCCCAAAAAATCCCCCAAATCCTACGCCAGTAACGCCCCCGAACAGAATGTAAGTTATCTAGTAGTATAGTTTTTTTGTTTCAATTACTAAGTATTAATAAGTTCGATTAACATTGGTTCTTCAATAAAAAAATTAAAACGGAAACAAAAATTGAACCAATTAGCTGTAACGAGCTGTACCAGTAATGGATTGGAGCTATGGATCCGTTAACACTTTTTGCACTAGCAAATGGTGCGGTACAGGCGGTAAAAAAAGGCTGCGAATTATACAAAGAAATTGCCGGCGCAGCAGGCGATGTTAAAGGTGTTCTCAAAGACCTAGAAGAACAGTTTAACCTACGGCACAAAGACGATCCTCCTACCACAGCTGAACGCAATCAGTTCATCCAAGAAAAAAACCGTGTAATAGAATTAAGCAAACAGCAGCCTAATGACGTATACACTCAAATTGGCGAAGAGCTGGGCGTATATTTTGAAAACTATGCCAAGTGTTCAGCAATATTTGAAGAAGAAGAAAGACATGCTATAGAAGTTTATACCGGAGAAACAAGTTTAGGTAAAAGAGCATTGCAAAGAGTATTGATGCAAAGCAGGCTTACAGCAATGGAAGCCGAACTTCGTGAACTTATGGTTTACAATTGTCCTCCCGAACTAGGAGACTTGTATACTCGTGTCCAGGCCATGATGGAAAAGATGAAGAAAGAACAGTCAATTGCATGGGCTAAAAAACGAGTCGTCGACAAAATGGCTGCTACAAAAAAACGCCGCAGAATAGAACATATCAAATGTAATGCCTGGAAATATGGTATAGCAACGTTTGTCACTGGATATTTAATTTGGTTAGCATGGGCAGTAGTTCAAATAAGAATAGATGTTTATCCAGACTTGGGACGTTGTCTTATTCCTAAAGGAAATGCAGTATACAATTGGTACAATAATTTAAAGTGGATAGATTGTGAAATTAAAGAATGAGTAAATATGAACTTACAGCACAAGCTAATGCGTATATAGTAAGTCGTATGTATCAGGATCACGGATATACTGTTGATGAGATATGCCTAAGATTAAGGTATCCGGCGGAAACTGTAGAAGCTATAATAAAGAAATGTAATTTACAACATGGCAAAAAATCCTGGCGTTATTAAAGCAGTATTAGAATTACACAGGCAAGGGCTGACCGTGATTGCAATCGCCAAAACTTTAAACCTACACATTGAAGAAGTAGTAAATATATTAAATGGATACAGTTAGTAATTTAAAATGGGGTTTACGTTTGTTCTTTTGGATAGCGATGACTGCCGGCCTCAGACAAGGAAGTTTGATTGCCGTTGCATTATGTGCTATAATATTTCTTCTTATTGAATACTTTCTTGAAGACCTGGAAACAACGGTTAATTCCAAATGATCAAACAACTAGTTTTATTTGCAGTGATTTTCATTGCAAGCACTTCCTCATTGTCTGCAAAAATTTTAGCTAAGTCTTGGTTAATAGCTGATGAACAAGGAAAAATACTTGAATCAGAAAATATTGAAATTCAACAGCCAATTGCAAGTATTACTAAACTTATGACAGCCATGGTTGTCTTAGATGCTAACGAAAATCTACAACAACCTTTAAATAAAAAGTTTAGAGGATTAACCGTAACTAGAGAACAACTTATTAGTCTAGCTGTAATTAAATCAGACAATCAAGCTGCAAAAATGCTCTGTGAAACATATCATAGAGGGTATAATCTTTGCATTAGCGACATGAACCATAAAGCACAAATCTTAGGCATGGAAGACACCAAGTTTGCAGACAGCAGTGGTCTTGATAATAGAAACGTAAGCACACCTAGGGACCTAATTAAATTATTACTTGCATCTGAAAAATATCCATTGATTGTTTCTGCTAGCAATAAACTAGTAGGCGAACTAGTTAAGAAGAAAAAAAAGAAGATAGTAAAATGGCGTTACACAAACACCAATCCACTAGTAGGAAAGTATCAAGTTATAGTTAGCAAAACTGGATATGTTCGTGCATCCGGCGGATGTTTAGTAATGAGTGTAACCGTAAACGATCAAAAAAGACTATTTGTTGTTCTAAATAGCACAACTACCCGCACCAGAATACACGATACAGAACAGTTAATTTTGAATGTAATTTCAAACAATATTTAGACTATAAATAGTTTATCAACTTCAATTAGAAAATTTCGATAGGATTTTAAATGAAAGTAGGATTTGTAGGTATAGGCAAATTGGGAATGCCTTGTGCAGAAACTATGGCTTTGCACTATGAAGTAACCGGATACGATATTATTCCTAAGACGAGCGAAAAAATTAAAATATCTGATAATTTACGTGGTGCAGTTGCCGGTAAAGACATTGTATTTGTAGCAGTCCAAACTCCTCATGATCCAGATTATGACGGATCAAAACCTATTACACATTTGCCTAACAAGGATTTTGATTATACTATTGTAAAGAGTGTACTTGAACAAATTGATGCTTGGGCTAGTCCAAATCAATTGGTGGTTCTTATTTCAACGGTATTACCTGGCACTGTTAGGAGAGAATTACGTCCTTGTATTACGAATGCCAGATTTATATACAATCCTTACCTAATTGCCATGGGATCAGTTGAGTGGGATATGATAAATCCAGAAATGGTAATTATTGGCACAGAAGAT